TCTTCTCAGCGCGTCTGGTGCAACCGATGCTGGTCTTATTGTGCAAGTCAATGGTTTGGATACAAACTACAATTTGCTTTCTGAAGCCGTCACTTTGAACGGCTCAGGCACAGCCACAACGACCAATTCGTTCCTTCGCATCAATGGTATGTTTGTAACGAATGGCGTCAATGCTGGCAACATCACTGGTAAAATCGCTACTGTCCTTTATGCTCAGATCAACGCAGGTGTTGGTCAGACCCAAATGTCGCTTTACACCGTGCCAAAGGGTTACACGTTTTATCTGTCATACGTTCAAGGCAACGCAAGTATCGGATTTACGTCCAGCAACTACATGATTTTTGCTGAATATAATAAATTCAACATTGCCAACACAATTCAAGAAAACGGCTACAACTACACCGTAAACGGCAACACGACATTGCTGTCGCAGTCGCCGTTTGTGCAGATTTTTAACATTCCATACACGGTCCCCGTGGGTCACCCCGGCGGTACGGATATTCAATACCAAATGAAGTCCAACACTGGCGGTCCATTTGTTGGTTCAATTTTCGCAGGTGGTTATCTAATCGCTGACGCTACCAATACCGTCTTCTAATAGGAGCCGAAATGGCTACGAGCGGCACTTACAACTACAACCCGTCGCTCGGCGAACTTACGCTTTATGCGTTTAATCTTGCCGAGATACGCAACACGGCAATAGCACAAGAGCATATGGAATCGGCCCGTATGGCGTCGAACATGCTTTTGGCTAATTGGTCTAACCGTGGCGTAAACCTATGGACGGTGGATCTTCAGACAGTTACTTTTAACCAAACGCCTACAACAACTGGCGCATCAGGCACAGGTGGAACGGCTACGCTTACATTTGCCACACCAAACACGCCTGTTTACACGGTAGGGTCACAAATTACGGTGTCCGGTGTTACACCTACGGGTTATAACGGCACTTATACGGTTACTGCCTCGTCAAACGGCTCGGTTTCTTACGCAAATAGCACTGTTGGTGCTCAAACAGTGGCTGGAACAATCTCATCCGCAACGCCTGCAGGGACTTATTCCGTTGATCCTAGCACCGTTGTTTTGCTTGATGCTTATGTAACAACCACTACAAACTCTAATCAGCCGATCGATCGCGTTATTTTGCCTGTTTCGCGCACGGAATACTCGTCGTATCCCAATAAACAGCAAACCGGTTTCCCGACCGTATTTTGGTTTGATCGTTTGATTGATTCTTCACGTTCTACTGGATCTCCCGGCCCATCTGTTACGCTTTGGCCGGTGCCAGATGGCACATCATCGCAATATTTTAAATATTATCGTGTACGGCAAATCCAAGATAGCAATTACACGTCTGGCCAAACGGTTGAAATACCGTATCTTTGGATGGAAGCTTACGCCTATGCGCTTGGCCATCGTCTCGCCATCATGTGGAATCCGCAAAAAGTTGCTTTGTTAAAGCCATTGGCTGATGAAGCTTACGAAATAGCGGCAGAACAAAACGTAGAAACCGCACAACAGTACATTTCACCGCAAATACAGGGGTATTTTAGGTGAGACCTCACGGCCGCGCATCGGTATCTAGCAGAAACCCAAAGGCGTTTGCTATATGCGATCGCTGCGGGTTTCTTTACAACCATAATCGATTGCAATGGCAGTTTGATTACGCAGGCGCTGGCCTAATTAACAAACGTATTTTGGTATGCAGCCCATGCCTTGACACCCCACAAAACCAATTACGCGCTATTGTTCTCCCGCAAGATCCTACGCCGATCGATAACGCTCGTGTACAGGATTATTACACGGCTGAAACAACGACAATTGCCGTGTCTCAAGGTGCACAGACGGACCCAACAACCGGCATTCCAATTTATCCAACGGTTAATCTAGTCAATCAGGACGGTTCTACGCCGACAACGCAGCCAATTGGGCCGCCTACAGGACTTGTACAGAATGCTGTACAGCCGCAATTTTTGTCTACACAATATGGCGTTAATGTAAATCCTACATCTGTTTTGAGTAGTGGGACTAACACTGTCACCGTTAATTGCTCCGCCCCGCATGGATTGGCTACTAATGCTCAGATTGCGGTTGAAGGACTTTCCAATAATGCCGCCGATGGGATGTACAGCGTTACAGTAACCACCGCTACGCAATTCACTTATCAAACAAATAGTGCTATAACCTCGGGTAATCTGCTTCAAGGCACAACGCTTATCGTTACCGCCCTTGTCGGATTGCCTTATGGCTACACTCAGATACCATTAACTGGGCCGATAAAATGAGCAACATTACCGTTACCAACCTCCCAGTTCTGACTTCGTTAAGCGGTTCCGCCCAGCTTATGGTGGTTCAAAATGGCGTTTCATCGAGCGCCACAGCGCAGCAAGTTGCAAATCTTAATTCAAACGGCGGAACGGTTACGTCGATAACGGCGCAGTCGCCCTTGTCTGGCGGCACAATTACGTCCACGGGGACGATCGGCCTTAGCACCAACAGCATCACAAATAGCTATCTTAGCACGATGCCTGCTGGCACGATCAAGGGTAATAATTCGGGCAGCACGGCGCAGCCACAAGACCTTACCGGGGCGCAGGTTCTTTCCTTAATCGGCGCCGGTACGGTTAGCCAAGTCAATACGGGTTCCGGTCTATCGGGTGGTCCAATTACGACCACTGGTACAATTTCTATTGCTGCTACAGGCGTCACAGCAGGCAATTATGGTTCGGCATCGGCCGTTCCTGTGTTTGCTGTTAACTCTCAGGGCCAGCTCACGTCCGTCACCAACACCAATATCTCTATTCCATCAGGGCAAGTTTCCGGCCTTGGAACAATGGCGACGCAAAATGCAAGTTCTGTTGCTATTACTGGCGGTAACATAAATGGTACTACGATTGGTGGAACAACCCCTGCCGCAGCAACTTTTACTGCGCTTACGGCAACTGGAGCAACCAATTTTAATACAATTGCATCCGGCACATGGAATGGTACTACCATTGCTATCGCTTATGGCGGTACGGGTGCTACGACCGCATCAAGTGCGCGTACTAATCTTGGTGCGGCGGCTTCTGGCGCAAATAGCGACATTACATCCCTTTCCGGCCTAACCACGCCTTTATCTGAAACGCAGGGCGGAACAGGCTATGGATCGTATACAACAGGTGACATTCTTTATGCTTCGTCATCTACCACCTTGGCCCGTCTTAATGACGTGGCTACTGGCAACGCTCTTATTTCTGGCGGCGTCGGTTCCCCTCCGTCTTATGGTAAAATTGGTCTTACTACTCATGTAAGCGGAACGCTTGGCACGGCCAATGGCGGCACTGGCCTTACATCATTCACATCTGGCGGCGCTTTATATGCGACATCCACGTCTGCCCTTACCAGTGGAACGCTGCCTGTAGCATCCGGCGGTACTGGTACAACGACATCCACGGGAACTGGCTCCGTAGTGTTGTCAAATTCGCCAACACTTATTACGCCAGCCCTTGGAACACCATCTGCGGCTATCCTGACTAACGCCACTGGCTTGCCGCTCACAACAGGTGTTACTGGTGTTCTTCCTGTTGCCAATGGCGGAACGGGTGCTTCTACGCTCAGTGGCTACTTGTTTGGCAATGGAACGGGCGCGGTTACGGCTGTGGCTACAATTCCTAATGCCGGGCTGACCAATTCATCCATTACGATTGGTTCAACATCTATTGCTTTAGGCGCTTCAACATCTACGTTGTCAGGTTTGACAACAGTTACGGTTACGCAAGACCCAACCGCATCGTTGCAATTGTCTACTAAACAATATGTTGATAACCAAGTTGCTACGGTCAGCAATACAACCTTCCATACGGCTTCTGCGGCGGCTACTACGGCCAACCTGACTGCTACCTATAATAACGGAACGGCGGGTGTAGGTGCTACGCTTACCAATAGTGGCGCACAGGCGGCTTTTGCGGTTGACGGTTATACCGCTTCATTAAACGATCGCATCCTTGTTAAAGATCAAACTACGGGCGCACAGAACGGTATTTACACCGTCACAACGCTTGGTTCTGGATCAACCAACTGGGTTCTTACCCGCGCAACTGACTTTAACACGGTTGGCACTGGTCCTAATTTTATTGAGACGGGCGCTTCTACGTTCGTTAGCGGTGGTACAACATGGGGTTCAACCTCATGGGTTATGAATACGACTGGCACAATTACGGTTGGTTCTACGGCCCTTGTTTGGGTGCAGACATCTTCTTCCGGTAATATCACCGTATCCGCACCAATTACCAAGACGGGCAATACGATTGGCCTTGGCACGGTTGGCGTATCATTTGGTGGTACGGGTCTGACTGCGTTGACTGCGTATGGTTTGCTATATGCTGCAAGCACATCATCGGTTGGCCAGATATCGCCATCTACTACGGGCTATGCGTTGCTTTCTACGGGCGCTTCGTCTGCCCCTGCATTTGGTCAAGTATCTTTAACGGCGGGTGTGACGGGTACGCTTCCAACGGCCAATGGCGGTACAAATCTTACAACATTTACGGCGGCCAATAACGCTATTTACTCAACATCTGCATCTGTCCTAACAGCGGGAACGCTTCCGGTTCTTGCGGGTGGTACGGGCGTTACAACGTCTACGGGTACTGGCTCAGTTGTTCTTTCTACGTCCCCAACCCTTGTTACCCCGGCACTTGGAACGCCTTCTGCACTTGTTCTAACCAATGCCACGGGCCTTCCACTGACCACAGGTGTCGCTGGAACATTGGGCGTTACAAATGGCGGAACGGGTACGGCAACGTCATTCACAAGTGGCTCTGTTGTCTTTGCTGGTGCATCAGGCGTCTACAGCCAGAATAATGCAAAATTCTTCTGGGATAACACCAACAACCGTTTGGGTATTAATACGGCTACGCCGCAGACGCAGTTAACAATTCTTTCTAATACGCAGACAACAACGCCTTCTGCTGCTCTTCCAGCGGGTACGGACTTATACATTGTTGGCGCAAACGCCGCCAATACCCGTATTACGCAAGACGCTTACGGAACTGGCGCTTATGGTGTGTTCACGGCACGACAAGCCCGTGGCACGGCTGCATCTCCTACGGCATCGCAATCTGGCGATTTCTTGGCGCAGTTTACTGCCCGTGGTTACGGCGCAACTGCATTTGGCACGGCATCTACGGGTTACATTGCATTTTCTGCGGCAGAGAACTTTACCGATACGGCGCAGGGTACATATGCTGGTATCTACACGACCCCAACGGGCAGCAACTCTATTGTTGAAGCCTTCCGCTTTGGCCCGGCAGGTCAGCTTGGTATTGGCGGCGCGACGTACGGCACGTCTGGTTATGTTCTAACTTCAGGCGGCGCATCTGCCGCTCCAACGTGGTCGCAAGTTTCTGCGACATCTCTGAGTGGCACGGTTCCAGTTGCCAATGGTGGTACTGGTCTTACGACTTATGCGGTTGGTGATCTTCTTTATGCTTCCGGCACAACAACCCTGTCCCGTCTTGCGGATGTAGCAACGGGTAACGTGTTATTGTCCGGCGGCGTGGGCGTGGCTCCTTCGTGGGGTCAAGTCTCCCTCTCAACTGCGGTTACGGGTACGCTTCCGGTAGCAAACGGCGGAACGGGTCAGGCTTCTGCATTAACGCAATATGGCGTTGTGTATGGGTCAACCACATCCGCAATGGCTACGACCACCGCTGGTACTACTGGACAAGTTCTAATTGGCAACACAGGCGGCGCACCGTCTTGGTCGTCAACAATTCCGTCTGGCTCCGGTGTAACGTCATTCTCTGCGGGTACGACAGGGCTTACGCCATCATCTGGGACAACAGGCGCTGTAACACTTGCTGGTACACTTGCGACGGGTAATGGTGGTACTGGTTTGACAACCTTTACCGCCGCCAACAACGCCATTTACTCAACATCTGCATCAGTGTTAACGGCTGGTACACTTCCTGCAACGGCGGGTGGTACGGGTCAGGCATCTTATGCTGTTGGTGATTTGTTGTACGCATCAAGCACTACGGCTCTTTCCCGCTTGGCTGATGTTGCCACAGGTTCTGTTCTTGTGTCTGGTGGCGTGGGCGTTGCTCCTGCTTATTCTGCTACACCTACGCTTACATCATTAACTGCTGCTTCTATTTATGGCGGTACGGGTACAGGATCAACGCTTACGCTTCAGTCTACAACGGGCGTTGGTGCTACTGATGCTATTTCATTTAAAGTAGGTAATAACGGCGCTACTACGGCAATGACAATCAATACCAGCGGCAACGTAGGTATTGGGACGGCTTCGCCTCTTGTTAAGTTGCACGTTGCTACTTCTGGCAATACGCCAATTATTAACGAAACAACTGGTGGCGCTACCAGTTATTTGAACCTTCGTAATACAGGTGGTCAGGCATATCTTGCGTCAAATAACAACGCCTTGGTTTTCGCTGTAACTGCCAGCGCAACAGAAGCCATGCGCATCGACTCTAGCGGCAACGTGGGGATTGGGACGACTTCGCCTACACAAAAATTAGATGTTTATGCTGCAAGTGGCGTGTCTGCAATTACGGCCCGTAATGCAGGAACAACATCGTCAGATGCTGGTTGGTTGATTGCACAAGGGGGAACTTACATTTCTTACATTAGGCAACAGGGAGACGGTAACGCATTTCTTGTGTCCCCGACAAATTGGGCCATTTACACTAACGGCGCAGAAGCAATGCGTATCGACTCCAGCGGTAACGTCGGAATTGGGACGACTTCGCCTAGCACTTATGGAACACTTTCCGTTAACGGAAATATTGCTCCCATTCAAGCGCCAAGCACGGCTTGGGGTTTAGATTTTGCCGCATCTACGTCACAAGGCACATATGTCACTATAGCGAACAGCGGTACATATGATCTTCAATATGGGTCAGGCATGATTTTTCTTTTTGAAAATGGCGGCACATATGGTTTGGCGCAGTTTGCTCTTGTTTATGGCTCCACTTCTATCGTTTTTCAAAGCGGAACGGGTTATTCTATTACAAGCGGGACTGCCTCCAAAATAAATGTTTATTATAATTCTGGAACAGGAAAATATAGAATTCAAAATAATACTGGAGTTGGAATTAATATTTGGGTTTGCACAATAAAAATGAGATTTAATTCTTGAGGAAAAATCATGACATTTTCATTTGAAAAATTAGAATCAACTGCAAGCCCTTTGTATATTGCAAAAGCAATAGACGATCAGGGGAAAATAGTCATGGAATGGCATATTGCTTGTGATGATGAATCACAATTACAAACTATTGCTGAACAAGCGTATGAAGCAACAATAACGGCAAAGGTTTACTGATGTATTTTAAATTTACAATTTTTCAGTCAAAGGTAGGTGCGTAATGACCGCAACCCTGAAGACAGGCATCGTCCAAGAGCCATCATCCAGCATTGCTAATTTGACGCTCAGTTCATCTGGCGGCGTAACCTTTGGCGCGGCTGCAACAACCAATACGATCACAAGTGCGGCGGCCACTGCATTGACATTACAGTCTGCGGGTACGACCGCAATGACGATTGATACGTCTCAGAATGTGGGTATTGGGACGACTTCGCCTATTTCAAAATTGCACGTATCTGCTGCGGACGGACAACCATTAACAGTGAACGGCGCTACAAAGGCCATTCGCATTATAACAAATAGTTCTTACGCAGCAGTTCAAGCTGTCGATAATACAGGAGTTACTTCTTATCAGCCGTTGCTTTTGAGCGGCTCTATTTTGGAATTTGGGATTTCTGGATCAGAAGTGGCACGTATAGACTCTTCCGGCAATCTGCTGGTGGGGGCCACAACGTACAGTGGAAGCGGCCTTTCTTTGTCTTCGCCAAATGGCAGTGGTTGTTACAGTATATTTGCTGCTGCTGGGACCGGGAACCATTGGCGGTTTGGTAACGTAACAAATGGTGTGGTTGGATCAATTCAATCAACTACAACTACAACTCTGTTTAATACTTCGTCCGATTATCGTTTGAAAGAAAACGTCACGCCGATGACAACGGGTTTGGCAACCATAGCCGCCCTTAAACCTATCAATTACGACTGGATTAGCGACAAGTCTGCGGGTGAAGGTTTCATTGCCCATGAGTTGCAGGTAGTAATTCCATTGGCGGTAAGCGGTGCAAAAGACGCCGTAGATGCTGACGGTAAGCCAGAATATCAAGGCGTGGACTACAGCAAAATTGTCGTGCATTTGGTCGCTGCCATCCAAGAACTTAAAGCAGAATTTGACGCATATAAGGCCGCGCACCCATGACCGATTACCAAACCCTTATAGACATAGTTGGCGGTGCAATCCTGACGGTGGCGGGGTGGTTCCTGCGTGAACTATGGGGCGCAGTCAAAGAACTGCAACGTGATTTGAATAAACTGGAAGCCAATATGCCAAAGGAATATGTCCTGAAGGTGGATTTGGACCAGAGAATGAAGCATATTGAGGATATGTTCCAACGTATCTACGACAAACTTGACAATAAGGCGGACAAACCATGAGTACGACAACCAATACGGGTTTAAATAAGCCGGATTATAATAGCACCGTACCTACTTGGGATCAGCCTCTCAATTATAATGAAACGATTTTGGATTCCATTTTTGGAAATACAACTTCTGTAGCTATGCCTACGGGCGCTACCAGCACGACCACGTTGACCGGACCCGCATCGTCGGGATCTCTTGGTCAGACGCAATCTATGCGTATTCTTTTAACGGGTGCCTTGTCCGCCAATCAGTATCTTCAAATTCCGGCAGGTATTGGCGGTCGTTGGATTGTATACAATACCTGCACAGGTACATCAAACGTGTACATTACGTCTGGTGGTGGCGGAACGAGTGTTGTTGCTCCACAAAGTTACAATGTATCCATCTATTCTGATGGCACAAACATTCGTTATACCGATGATGGTTTGACTAATAATTTTTCTACGTTGACGGTGCTAGGCAACACGTATTTGGCGACCCAATCGGGGAATGTAGGTATTGGTACGACTTCGCCAAGCACTCTTTTGACGGTTAATGGAACTGTGACTGCTACATCCTATTCGGGGGCAGGAACTGGCTTAACCGGAACGGCTTCGTCATTAAACATCGGTGGTAACGCTGCAACTGCGACAAATGCCACAAACGCTACAAACGCAACAAATGCTACCAACGCGACCAACTTATCTGGGGGTAGCGTATCTGCCACGTTTGGCTATTTTAGTAGCGGCGTTCAGGGTACAACAATAGCGGGTCAAGGTTATGGTGTTAGGGTTGTTGCTGGTTCAGGAGATACAGCAGGTCTTATTCAATTTACAAATAATGCAGTTAATGCACAGTGGTCATCTATTTCATCCACCAATGGCGTTTTAAACCTTAATGCAACTACCACTAACGCAAGTGCAATAAATGCAAGCTCTGTTAATGCGACGTCTTTTTCTGGTGGTCTTGTAACTTCTGTAGCGGCGGGTTCTGGGATTAGTGTTTCTGCTAATCAGGGCGCTGTGACTATTACAAACACATCACCTGTATATGGTCTTGGCATTAATCAATCATGGCAAAATGTTTCCCGTGCTCTTGGTTCAACATATACAAATTCGACTGGTAGTCCAATTATGGTTATTGTTTCGGTTTTCTCGTCAGCTGGTAATTATCAAACCTTAAGCGCCAATGTTAATGGTACTTCATTTTTAATTGGGCAAGATGCAAATAGTGGTGGCGGTACTTATTGCACGGGAACTTTTGTTGTTCCAAATGGGCATTATTATATTGTTACAGGAACAGGCGGCGCGGGTCTTCAACAGTGGGTTGAATTACGCTGATGAATTTTACTTGGACGTTTCCCCAATTCATTGTCAATCCAACATCTGATGGCCTGACCAATGTGGTTACGGCAATCAACTGGGTTTGCACGGGGACTGACGGCACATATACGTCATCCATGTCTGGCACAGTTCAATTAGGGTCGCCTAACCCCGCTGAATTTGTGCCGTATGCTGACATCACACAAGCGATGGCGTATGCGTGGGTGGCGCAAAGTATAAGTATAATTGGCGTGGAAAGTGGAATTTCTCAACAAATCAGTGTATTGTCGCAACCGGTGATTCAAACGCAATCACCGCCATTCAACTAAGAGGGAATCATGGAAAATCTTGAACTTGATCTCAAGCTAACGGTTGCTCACGTTAACACCGTTTTAAAACATCTCGGCGCTGGTGTTTATGCAGAAGTAGCGGATTTGATCCAATTACTTCATGGCCAAGCCAAGCCTCAGATTGAATCTGCCGTTCCGCCAGCTCCAGTAGCTCCTCCTGCAGAAGAAGCCCCAACGGAATAATATGGATCCATTCACCCTCATCGCCGGCGCGACTGCGATCTACAATTCGATCAAATCCGCCGTCGATGCAGGGCAGGATATGATGGCGACCGCCGAAAAGGTAAGCAACCTCTTTGGCAAAGTTGGCCAAATTGTTACGATAGCTTCTACGCCTCGTAAGAAAAAACTGTTTCAATCGCAAGCTGAGTTTGAAGCCGAGGCGGTCAAAATATACGCCGTCAAGGCTAAAGCCATTGATATGCAGCTTCAAGTTAAAAACTTGTTTGTTTCCCAATATGGGAAAGCAGCATGGGAAGGCATACAACGGCAAGTAATTGAAATGCGGAAAGAAGCGGCGAGGGAAGCTGCAGCAAAATTGAAAGAACAAGAAGAGAATCGCAAGGATGCTATTATGATCGCAAGCATTGTTGGCTTTCTGGTCTTGGGAATTGCTTTGATTGGTATCGTTCTAACATTAACGGCAAAGTAACATGGAAAAGATTGAAGAACAGCAACACAAATTAGAACAGGAAATGGCAGCTAGTGCGTCCAAGGGCGCATTGGTTGAAAAAATCGTGTTTGCTGGTGTGCCAATCTTGTTTTCTTGCGTTGTGTATTTGATGAACTCGCTTTCCAACGCGAACAACGAAATTATACAACTAAAATCTAAGATAGCAGTGGTGGTTAATAGCGAAAACAAGGCTATTCCAACTCAAGGCACAACGATTGAAATGGCAGAAATACGCGAAAAACTTAGCATAAGAATTGACCAAGTTGAACGCGATGCGGCTCTTGCCCGTGCCAACATGACATTAGACCGTGAGCGCCAATTGTCCGAAAGTAATAAGGTTCGGTTGGAAATGACGGCTGATGCCGCTGCCGCCAGAGCATTGATTAGGGCTGATTTAACGCTTGCCATACAAAAATTGGGCGAATCGTTGGGGGATAAAATGGACGCGATAGAAAAGGCTGCGGCTCTTGCACGGGCAGAATTGGATAAACGGTTAACTCTTCTGGAAAAGGGAAAATAAATGGACATT